TGATTCCAGTAATTGTTCCGCCTGTTGCTGCTGAAGAACCTTGACCACCAACGATTTTAATAATTTCTGTTGCTGGATTTCCGATGTCTCCAAGAGCTGCACCTGCTGTAGAGTCTCCACCCCAAACAGTTACAACCGCTCCTGCGTCTGCATCACCTTCATTTATTAAACCATCAACGTCTACAAAGTTTGTTCCGCCATCATTGTCAGTGAAACCCATATCAATAGTTGGGTTAGTACCACCTGTTGCATCTCCGTTAAAAGAGATACCAGTGATTACTGCATTTTTTGGAAGAATAACTTTTCTTGTATCAGTTGCTGATACTTGCACATCAGTTCCTTGAGCTGCTGTAGGCACAAAATAAAATTGAGCTTGCATAGGCACAGAACCTGCGTAAGTTGTTCTTGTATTATCTCCACCATTTGATCTAACAAATCCAGTGAAAGTTGTTTTATTTGCCATAACTATATCCTCCTAGTTTCCGAATACTGTCTCTAGGCCGTCGACTATACGCGTCAGTATTCTAATATATGTATAGTAAATATTTTATATACTAGTTTTTGATAGAGTGCAAGAGAGCCTGTAGTGTGGAGTGGATTTTTTCCAACGATGTAGCTTTTTATTAAGTAGCTACAGAAACTTGTGTCCAGACTCTCCTTCTTGTTGTAGAGTTCCTGGATGTGCGGTTGCATCGTCATTTATAACCTCCTCATAGGTTATTCTGTATTTGTCGGTTGCAAATACATTTGCTCCGACATATTCCCATTTTATAACATTTTCTCCTAGTTTGTCAACTATGGCTTGTTCAAGGGAAATAGGATCATCATTAGATGATACTTCAAATTTTGCGTAGTGATCGTATGCGTTTATTGTAACTATAAATTTTTTCATGAGTCTTGCTTCTTACTTTCTAAATGAGGCGGAACTATGTTCCGCCTCAAATAATTAATTATTATACACCTTCAACGCCGAAGATACCTCTGTAGTCAGAAACTCCGAAAGAGTATCTTTCTCTAGCTTTGTATCTTACGTTACCAGTATCGAAGTCACCTTCCATAGCAGTCTTAATAGGTGCTCTGTCAAAGTACTTCATACCATTTGGTACGTCAGTGATAATGTAGAACGCATCTGGATCTGTTAAGAAATTGTTCACTCTATAACCTTGAGGAACCATTCCCATAGAAACGATTGCATTTACATCATTGTCTGCTGTTCCAACTCTACCTTGAGATTTCATTAATCTCTCAGCTGTGAACTGAAGCTCACTAGGTACAATCATTTTAACACCTCTTGCAGCAATTTTCAGACCTCTTTCGTCTGTCATTGCAGCAATGTCGATTAAAGATTGCTCTAATGAAGTTTCGTTCAAGTCAGCTTGGTTAGCCAAAGTGTTAGCAACTGTTCCGGCAATTGTTGGGTGAGAAGTGTTAAATAAAGAAACACCATCTCCTGAATCAAAATTGTCGTTAGTTGGTAAACCTTGAATTAGTGGTACAACCGACTTAACTTGTTTAGTGTTCGCCATAGATCTAGCTAATGCTTTAGTATATCTGCTAGCAAGTCTGTCATACAAGTTATCCTCAATTGCTTCTTCAGTTATCGCAAAAGCAAGAGCCACAGTTTCGTGTGTGTATCTTGCAGTGTAAGTCTCTTGAGCATTGTCAAAAGAAACACCTGAACCTTCTGGTTTAACTTGAGCTTGAGCAAAACCTGATAACATAACTTCTTCTTCAAACGCTCTGTCTGAAGATTCAGTAGTGTATATCTCAGCATGCTGATTCTCATAACGTTTATATTCCAGGCCGAATAAAGCATTCAATCCTGGCTCTAGTTCTTTAACTAGTTGTCCTCGTGATATCGCCATAATTTATCTCCTTATTCTTATACGTTACCTAGTGTTGATTTTAAAGCATGTTCGTTGATCGTTACAACAAAATTTACGTTCGATGAACCTAAATCGTCATTGTCTGGATCTTTTGAAACACCAATAATTCTAAGTTGAGCAGATAAAGTATCATTCATTGAACTGTCATCTAGCTCTACTTTAGATACATAGTTAGCAGAATCGCCAGCTGTGTATAAAATATCAGCGTTTAAGAACACGTCTGTTTGTGCTGATGCAAGCGTATTGTCAGATTGTATTTCAAATCTTTCATACGGATCATCAGAAACGAACGCAACAATATCACTAGCTACTACTTGTTCGTAGTGATTTTGGAACGTTGGTTTTTTAGTTGTTGAGTTAGTATAGAACACACCATTAAGTGTACCTAATAACTCGTCACCAGCTGCTGCCACACCTATTGTTCCAGTATTTAAACATTTAACTGGATCTTGAAAATAGATAGTACCCGCTTGGTTACTTGCTATTGAGTATTCACTTAAACCTTGGTTGTCTCTATTCTGTCCAACTTTTCCTATAGCTCTCAATCCGAAAGCTGCGTCTTTATTTGACATAGTTGTTGTCCTCCTTAGACATTGTTAGTTTAAGTGTATTCTTGTTGGTTTAGAATTCTTTAAGATTTCTTAGAACCACCAAAAGTTACACGTGTCTGTCTATCAATATTGATAGGCATACTTGGGTGCTGTTCCTTCATAAGATCGTTGTCTACTGCATCAACATTTTCTTGGGCCTGCTTTTTATAGTAGTCCGCACGTTGTTGAGCGATCTCATTCGGTACCCTTGCCAGCACAAGGCCACCAACTCCGATTACTCCCTTGTATTTGCCATCTTCAACAATTGGAAATTCTGAATCTGGATATTCATCAGCTCTTACCAATTCGTATCCTGATCTTATTCTTCCTTGAATATTTTTAGTATCTTGGAAGCCTAATGATTCAGCTCTTAGCCATCTATGTTGAAATCCTGTTGGCGCAGGGGGTGCATCTAAAGATGATGGTGGAGTCCAAACTTTTTTCTTAGCTTCTTTTTCTCTAGTTTGACTCGCACGAGAAGTTCTTTTGTCGTTATTATTTTCCATATGCTTATACCTCCTTCGTGATTTTCAATTGTTTCGCATATTCTTCTAGTGGCACACCTAATTTTTTAGCGATTGCTACCTGAGAGGATGTGAGTCTCACAGTCTTGCGACCAGTATTTGTACTTCGCTTCGCACTAGCTACTGTTTGTACGGGTTTGGCCGAAACTTCCCCTTTATCTGATGTAGTTGTATCAAATTTGTGTGGGAATTCAAGTCTAATTCTTTTATCAATCTCTTGATAATATTCATCAGTCTGTGGGTCAAAACCTTCCTTCTCAGTAAGTGTCTTATGTAGATCAAATGCTGTGTAAGTCATAGCATTGTCAGTACCAAACCAACTATTTTTAGCTGCCCAAGCTTCTGCTTTTGGATCTGGAGCAGGGTTTGATGCTGTTTGTTTTTGATCTAATTTAAGCTCTGGTTCTGCTTTTTTGTTTTTCTTAAACTCTTCTTGAGCCACTTTCGTCTCTTCGAGTTTTGCTTTTTTATAACCCAATTCAGATATTGCAGTTAAAGCCTCAGCTTCAGCAGTTAAATCATTTGCTTCTCGTGCTGCTGCAAGTTTAGCTTGTGCTGCTTGTATACCTGATGTGATACTATCTTCTGTAGATTGCAAGTATCCTGGTTCAAGCTTAGAGATTTTAGCTTCTGCTTGCTCTTTTAATTTAATTTGAGCTTTTGCATATTCAGTAGCTTCATCTGCTTGTCTTTGTGCTTCTCTCCATTTATGAGTTAATTTAGCTATTCTTCTTTGTACAGATTCACTGTACTGTTCTAATTCTTTTTCTTTCTCTTCTTTTGGTTCTTCTTTCTTTTCTTCAACTTTAACTTCTGTTTCTGTTTCAGTTGTTTCTTCAACAACGGGTCTTACCGTTGGCTCTTCTTTTACTTCTGGTTGTTCAATTTCTGCTGTATCCTTTTCTTCAGGAATATCAACATCCATTGCTGGACCAGATGTATCTATATCGACTTTATTGTCTATTGGCATAGTTATCCTCCTCTATGATTAATATTGATGAAATATATCTTCAGGGTTATCGATGGTTGCTAATATTTCATCATCGTTTAGCAATCTTACTTCCCCACCATCAATCTGGATTCTTGATCCAGCGTATCTTGCAAAAATTACCCAATCACCTTTTTTACACCAAGGTCCTTCAGGAAATTTTTCTTTATCATAACAATGTGGACCCATAGCAAGAACTAGACCACAAGTAGAACCTACTTGTTGTCTCTCAATAGTATCTTGTCCAAGATATAATCCACCTTTTGTTTTCTCTGGCATTTTAAATGGTAATACAACCATTCTCCATCCAGTTGGTTTTGGTAATTTATTTGATTCTTTTTTCTTTAGACGTTCATAACCATCAACTTCTTTTTGATGATCGTTTGCATATTTATCTAATAATGCAGGCTTAGTCTTTTGGTCCGAATCGGACGACGTTTTCTGGTTGCTCATTTTTTTGCTCCTTTGGGTTTAGCAGGTTAGAGATTTCCTGTGATATTCTTAAATAGGCATGTGCCTGTCCCATCATATACTTATATTTTTCCATATTGTCA